CTAAATCAATAGCACCATCTGCAATCTCATCTGAATCTACAGCATCATCGGCAAGGTGGGCATTATCAATACTTCCATCTACATAATGGTCGCTATCTATTGACTCGTCATATAGTAAATTATCAATAGTAACTTTCTTGCTCGTTCCTCCATCATTGACGAGTAATTCTTCAGAGCCATCTGGTGAGGTTAATGCTGTTAAGTCTGATACTTTAGTTTGTGCCATTGATTACTCCGTGATAATATATGTTGGTGTGCCTGAAGAAGAGGACTCTATAACTAGATAGTGGTAAGGCAAATGCTCCATTAGTATTTCCTGTGCAGTAGTTTCAACAGGGTCGAAATCTCTCTGCCATTGCCTTCTATTGGCTAGTACAGTTAGAAGTTTCTTTTTCTTCCAATACATTAGAGTCTACCTATTAATTTCTTACGTCCTATCTTCTGTCTATCTGATAAACTTTTTAACTCATCTCTAAACTTTTCTATGAGAGGAGCAAATTCTACTTGATGAGCAGTATTAGTATTTCTCTTTATTGTACCTGTAGCAATCTTTGGTGCTCTAGTAGCTGTTCTCTTTCTTTTGTCTGTTTTAATATCGAACAGACCTCCCATCTTATCTTTTAAATCTTTCATCTCTATCTTCAACCCTTTTTCGTGAGACTTAGATTTAAGCTCTAGTCCTGTATGCTCTTTAGGTTTCTTTTCCATATCCATTTCAGAAGCTAGTTCAGATTCATCTGAAGGAACTAGAGTATCTAACATATTCATTAGCTCTTCTATCTCTTCATCTTGCTCTTGTGCATCTTCTACTTCATCAGGGAACTGAAGACCATTCTCTTCCACATAGGCTTGAACCTCTTCAGGACTAGCACCGGGATTCTCTCTCTTATATACCTTCTCTAATATCTGATTATAGAGTAGACGTAATTTTTCCTTGAACGCTGAGAGTTCTAGGCTACTTGTAGAATCTTCTAATATATGTGGCATATTATCCTTTATAAGATTGATTCATCTGACTTTCTGTCATAGATTTTCTATGTTTCTCTCTCTGATTGAATCTAGTATCATTATTACCAAATGAGGGTTTATATTTCTTATTTACAGAAAAGATATGTTTCGATTTAGCACCACATTCAGGACATTCTTTCTGTTCCTTTCTATCTGCAATAGAACACATACTTTCAAATATGTGTCCTTTATTGCATTTATAATCGTAAAATGGCATTTACAATCTCCCTGTTATTCCTCCGACAAGAAGAGCAAATAGAAAAATGATAATAAACATATTCTTCATTTCACTTCAATTTTCTTTGCTTTCTTATCTTCCGGTAGATTTAATTCCATATCTACTGTAAGAACTCCATCTTTGAAATTTGCATTAAATACCTTTAGATAATCCATTAATGCCCATTGTCTTGTAAAGGCTCTCTGTGCTATACCTTTATATACAAAGCTATTAGTATTCTCTGTATCATCAGCAGAATTTCCAGTGACAGTTAGAGTGTTGTCTTTTACTTCAACCTCCAAGTCTGATTTTGCAAATCCAGCTAGTGCCATTTCCAGTTGGTACTTATTATCCTCCACCTTTTTGATATTATATGGGGGATATTTAGGTATCTCAAACTGAGATAAAGATGATAGTTGGTCGAATATACTATCAAAACCTACTGTTAAATTTCTAAATGGGTCGAACGTTGTTAAATTATTCATATTATTTCTCTCCTTTATTAAGCGAGTTATTAAAATGAGATTCTCTTAATTGAGCAATCTCGGTTTGTAAAAACCCCTCCGGTTAAAGAGGGGTTTAAGGTTTAGCTATTAACTTGATTTCACTACGAAAGCAAGTCCTGCATCGTTACGTAACTCACCAACACCGTAAATTGTGTCACTTGTAAACAAGTCACCAAGATACTGCTGCTGGTACTGAGTCTGTGAACGAACACCAACTTGCTCTGCGAGTGCTAAAGCGTCTTTGTGCATTAGTATGCCAACACGCTCATCGCCTCCACCAGAACTGCCAGTACCACCGCCTGAACCAGTAGTATCACAGTTAGTTGAGATGAATACCTCTACACCATAGATTTGACCAATCTTGCCTGTTTTAAGGGCATCGCCAGAACCAATGTATGCTTGTTCTGTAAAGCGATTAATTCCTAGCAAATCGTTAGCACAGATAGGTGGGATGATTAATGAACGATTGTCCATCGGTACATCCGCATCGTCAAGTTTAAGTAAAAACGCACGAATGCCATCGTCATCTATATCTGCTTCATTCGTACCTGTCCAGTAAGTAGTACCAGAGCCAATATAAGCCTTGGTATAACTTCCGTCAGTAGTCGAACCGCCTTGAAAACCTTCTCCGAGGTCTATTAGGTCAGAGTCAACTTGTTTAGCTAAAGAATATCCTGCGTCGTCCGTATAGAATTTACGGAGTGAGCTGAGTGCTTGAACCTCTGTGATATCCTCGATTAATACAGAATATTCATAATGCTTATCAATCGAAAGATTGGTCACACTATGAGTGTCACTCTGTATGTATACCTTTGTATTTGCTGCCTTAGCTGTCGCTGAACCACGGACAGGTGTAGGGATGTGTATTGTGTCTCCTTTTTTACCTTTATGATTTAAGCGTGTAACTAGATTAGCAACTACTAGGTTCGACTTATATGCTGCAATAGTTTCATCCGACCATAGTTCGGGGATAAAATTGGCAGCAGTAGTAGTCGTTTGATGGTTAGTGCCTATAACACCTGTAGCCATAATAATTACTCCTGTATAGTAATGTTAATATTATTTGACTCTTCCTTCTGCATAGGCATTGAATATTTCATCAGCTAAGTCGGCATATCTAGTAGGGTCTTGCTGCTTTAATCTAATTAAATCAGCTCTCCTATATGTCTTCTTACCTGCTGTAGATTCTGAAGATACTCTGGATTCGGTCTTACCAGCCTTTAGGTTCTTTTTCCTCGTAGCCTTCTGCTTCTGTTGAACTTCAGCAGTCTTATCAATCATAGAACGCTCTTTCCAGTGCGTCAATAATTCATCAGCTGCTGCATAGTTATAACGGTCAGCTTGTTGAAATAGGTCCGTCCTAAATGTACTAGCTTTAACCCAATCCTGAAAATTAGAATCTTGTACGATGTCTACATAGTCTGGATGAGTCTGTTCCAATTGTGCCTTACTAGTATCTTGCTGTTGTCTAGCTTGGAACTCTTGGAACTCTTGAAACTTCGGATGTTTTTCTATCAAAGAATTAACCGCTTTATTGGGGTCTTCAAAGAAATCACCTTCTGTCTCATCTGTTGAGTTTTCTGATTGTAGGCTTGTCTGTCCGTCATTTCGAGATATTTCGGCTTTGAGGAAACTGTCAGATAGTTGTCTTAACTCTCCAATCTCTTGGCTCTTACGTCCAAGTTCTTGTTCTAAGTTCTGATAACTCTTAACTATATCCTCTACACTCTTACCTGAAAACTTATCTGGAATGTCTGGAGTAGTGGGTGATTCTTCTTGTGTCTCACTTTCCGCTTCCAGTGTTTCTAGGGTTTCATCAGGTTGTACTGTGTTTTCTACCTCTGTATCTGCTAAATTTTCAGCAGGGTCTACTACTATACTGCTCATATCATTGCCTCCGTCCCGTTAGGGATTGTGAAGTTTTAAAAATGATGACGCTATAAATCTAGTTCTGTCATCGCTGTTTTTGTCGCTTCTTCTAAAACAATCATCTGTCTTAAAATCGACAACTGACCTCTAGCGAACCAGAGGTCCTTTTCATTATCAATAGAGTCTATCCGTTTTACTGATTCAGATAGAGTTTTTAATTCTTCAATTAAGTCTATCCATCCATCAGTCTCGACTAGATTTATTCTATTGTCATAAAATTCTTTATCGTCTGTTACCACGATTTATCCTTGCAACTTCTCCGTTGCTGATGCTATATTTAAGAGAGTTTCAGATTTGAGATGTTCTATCTCAGGAATATTTCTCATAGTTTCACTGTTGACATTCTCAGTATCTGCTCTTAGCTTATCTATAGCTGCTAATTCTTTCTGTAATTTAAGGAATTTCTCTTGTATTACTAATTCATTCGGCTGTGCTGCTCCTGCTTCTGCTGCATTCTTCATAGCTTTAGTCGCTTCTTCCTGAGCTTCCGACATAGTCTTCTGAACTTGAGCCTCTAATAGCTTCAACTGAAGCTGTTTACCCATCTGTTCCATCTGCTCTTCTTCAGGTTTAGGTTGTGCATCTTGCATTAAGGCATTAACAATCTGGTCTCTATTGTGCATACTAGAGTTCTGGAATACTGCCATAAGTATTATATCAAATGCAGGTGAATCCTTTGGAATAGATTGTAGTAAACTTACCATCTGTTGAGCTTCTAACTCTTTAGCCATAATTCCCATAGTAGAATATGGTACAAACTTATAATCTGCAACAGGATATCTAGCTTCATCAAACTGTACTTTCCTCCAGAGACATTTATTAATCATAGGGATTAGGAATGTATTCTGAAAGTTCATCAGTGTACGCTTCTGTCTCTTAATAGCAGAAGACTGTTGCATAGACATACCAGCAGATGTGGCTCTTTCCGCACTAGCTTGTGCAGTATCATTAGAACCAGTACCCATCTGTATCATATTCTGTAGACTTGCTACTTGAGTATAAGTATTCTGGTCTGTAGTTCCTAAGCTTAGAGGCATAACTGCTGCTCTAGGGTCTCCATTAGTAAGTATAGTCTTACCGGGACGAACTTCTAGTTTTACACCTCTCGGTAGTCGAGTCGCATCGGCAGCCATCATAGGTGTAGTTGTTAGTGCTAGAGAGTCTATTCTCGCTCTCATCTCTGCATCTAGAGCTTTCTGTGGATTGAACCCTTTCTCACAGACCCCTCTACCCCAAAACTTATTAGGGACTATATCGTGCTGATAGCTTACAAAAGGTCTATCAGTCATCATAAATGGATTCTCTTCTGCTCTTAATATATGACTATCATTAGCTATTGTAACTACTGCTTCAACTAATTCATCTTCATCATACTCAAAATCATCTATAGATTCACTCTCTTCTAAGAATCTAGCGGGTACTTTACCCCAATATTCAGTAATTTTAATCTGGTCTGAGGCATCTGCTCTAGAAGATTCAGGGTCAAAACCCTTCAATCTCTCTACATTATAGCTACCTTCTATAGGTATATCCCTATATGTACCATTCTTTATACCTTCTATAATACTATGTCTAGGCTTTATTACTTCGTGGGCGACACCTAATGCTTCATTTATGCTTGTGGCAGAAGGGTCTATAAGAAACTCTTTAGGACTTATAGCCTCTATTCTAACATCAACAACTGTATCTTCTTGTAATATTCTCTCTGTAACCATAGTCCCCTCAACAGGAACTTCTACTGGATACTTCCAAATTCTCTCTTCTACAGATATTTTTCCTACCCCTGTACCGTACACCGCACCATTAAGGAAGACCTCACATAAGGCATCCTTCGCACCCGTCTCTTCTAAGTCCTCTTGTAGGAGGTTACGGACATACTCTGCGTCTGAGGGGTCTTGGTCTAACATATCATCCTTGACATCGAACCATTTTCCTCGCCCAAATGTTGCCTCTTCGATTTCGGCTACTGAAGATTCCACTGCTTGTTGTAATGCAGGTGAGATTAATCTAGACTTCTCTGATTGTCTAGTCTTATCACTAGATTGCCAGATACCTCGCCATAAGCGATAGTATTCATCCCAAGAATCTAAATAATTAGAATCTCTATGGTTTCGCCAATCCTCTAAACGAGAGCCTAACCATCCAGCTAGACCTTGAAACTTAGTTTCTGTATCCATTAGTATCCTGCAATTTCATCATAAGGTTTCCATTCCTCTTGTAATTCTATTGTGTGCATAAAGTCCGCTACTGAAACTTGGTCTATATAAGCGAGAGCATCGATAATGTCATCGTGACTCTGCTTGCTGGGGAAGTCCATAAGTTGACTCTCCAGTTCACCATTCCACTTAGGGTCTCTATTAAAAGTAATCTTCCCGTGCTCCATTCGACCTTGTAGAGCCCAAGTAATTCTATCAGCTTTCTTCTTGCCACCGTGGGTTACATCTGTAATCACAACCCATCTACCTTGTGTTCTCATCTCATCTTCGAGATAAGGAAGTATGGCATTCTTTAACGCACCAGATTCAATTCCTACAGTAGTTGCTTGATTTTCAATTGCAGCCTGTAATATCTTAGAAGCAGTTGCTTTAATATTCCAACGCCCGTGTAATATATCTTTAACCCACCACTTATCAGCCGAGATTTTAACGATAGCAATAGCAGTTTCATCTAATTTACTACCTTTGAGACCACGTTCCTTCTCAACTTGTTCAAAGCCCGCAGGGTCAACTGCAATAACGTAGTTACCTTCTTCCGGTTCATCTTCATCGTACTTAATCCATTCATTTTTAAATATACCGCCTGTAAAACTTACAAAACTAGCTTCAAACTCCTGCTTGAATGCTTGGCTAGACATAGTCCTTCTAGCAACTTCTACCTCTTTAGGGTCGATTAGAGGGTTATCTGTAGTCGTATACTGAAATGTCTCCCAATCTTCATCCTTTTCTGCTTCTAGGAACAACTCATAGAAGTGATTCTTCCCGGCGGGAGTCCCAATGAAGAGTGCACCCCCTGCCACGTCCGAAAGCGTGGGTCTTATTATCTGTTCCCAGACTTCAACCTTCATACTCGCATACTCATCGAGGACTACATAGGCTAATCCTACACCTCTTAGAGTATCAGGTCGGTCACTGCCCTTCAAGCTAATTCTTCTACCATTAACTAACTTCATAGTAGCTGTATTCTCGTGAGTCTGCTCTATTAAGTCTGTCCCGTGTAGGAGTTCCTTGAGCATATTCCACATAATATCTTTAGCTTGCTGAAAAGTCGGACCGATGTAGAAGACATCCTTACTGTCCGACTGAAGAGCCTTAATAATAAGTATCCAAGCTGCTAACCTAGACTTACCAAAGCGTCTCCCCGCACTTACGACCTTAAATCTAGCCTCACTATTGAATATCTCTAGTTGAGCCGGATGTAATTGTACATCTAGCTCTTTAGCCATCTAAAGCCTTACCTATAGTTACTATTGTTTCATCTACAACTTCTTCATCTATAACCACTCCATCTTCATAAGTGAGTTCTTTATTATCTTTCTCTTCAATCTCAAGTTTCTTAGCCTCAAGACCACTAACATTAATAATTACATTCCCTCTATCTTCTGAAGACCTAAACTCTACTGCCTTTGTAGTAGGGATAATCCTATCCATACACATTTTAAGACAAGTCCTGTCACCTTCGAGTGCTAAGTCTATTACTTTCTGGACAATTTCTGGTCCTTTATTAGACATTAACTCTCTACTGAGGGCTGTAAATTTATTAACACTACCTTTAGGTCTACCATTAGGATTTAAAGACTTCATTCCTTTATATAATAATGGCGAGCCTCTCTTTTTTGTAGGCATATCCTGTTATTCCTCCTTAGTTATACTATAGTTCAACTAAAGAGGGATATTTAGAATGATAATAAAGGTTATTTCTAAGTGAAGCCTTTTAGGTGAATCTTTAGATAGTGTTTAAATTTTTACCTATAGTAATAGTATAGCATACTTTTCGTGATTCGTCAATAGAATATGTGTATTATTTGTACATATGTCTCTCCCCGCACCTAAATTTCTTAGAAATACTTTAGTTTTGTTCTATTTTTCCCGAATTCTCTCTCATCTGCGAATGAGTCTATATATTATTACACACGAGGCAAATGAG